TGTCTGAAAGAGCTGTATGTACTTTAGGTGCAAACAACTTCTTCTTATTCCAAGAATAGTAGAGTACTTTTTAATGGGGGTGTCAAAGCCCCCATTATATTTTAAATTAAATCTAAATTATATCAAATGAAAAAGAATACAGTTTTTGTAGACAAACAATACAAACTAACAAGAGATACGCCCCCTTTATCTTTAATACTAGCATCTAGACATACGCAAAGATTTCCTTTATTACATTGGGATGAAGCTACCGGAACTAATCGCCCACTTAGATACGCTAGAAATCAAAAAACTCCATTTCAAGATGAACAAGATAACTCTGCTATTTTAGAGCCTGTTGTTTTTGAAAATGGATTTTTAAGTGTTCCTAAAAATAATCAAGTATTACAGGAGTTTTTATCCTTACATCCTGGCAACGGACAGTTGTTTGTTCAAGTTGACAAGGCTAAGGAAGCTGCTGAAATTGTAGAGGATTTAAATATGGAAGTAGACGCTTTAATTGAAGCTAGACAATTAACCTTAGAACAAGTAGAAAATGTGTCTAGAGTTATATTTAATACAGACATAACAAAGGTTAGTACTGCTGAGTTAAGGCGAGATATTTTAATATTTGCTAAGGCAGATCCTAAAGGGTTTTTACAATTGTTAAAAGATCCAATGTTAAAACTTAATTCTACAGTTCAATCTTTTTTTGATAAAGGTGTTCTAACTTTAAGAAACAATAAAAAAGAAGTGTGGTTTAATACACCTTCTAATAAAAAGAAAATGCTTAACGTCCCTTATGGAGAAGAGTTTCTTCATATGGCCGTATCTTTCTTTCAGTCTGATGACGGAGTTGAGTCTTTTAAACATCTAAAAGAATTAGCAAAAAACTCATAAAAACCTTGAATAGTTAAAAACATTGCCTATATTTGCATATGTTTTCATAGTTTGTTGATTAAGGTGCTCGCAATAGTGAGTGCCTTTTTTTTGTACCTTTGTTTTTTATTAACATCTAAAATTTATAACTGATGGCAAAATTATTAACAGTAAAAACAGCTTCAAACGGAAATTTAATGATTCCCGCAGAGAAGATTATTTTTTGTAATACTACCGGATCTCCCTTTACCAGTACTTCAATTTATTACAGTGGAGTAGAGGCAACTTTTGATGTAATCACTATAACTCATGCAGCAGATACTTCCAGTGGTAACAACATGGTAAATTATTTACAATCAAAATTTGTAGAAGTAGCGCAAAGCAAGTGGTCTGAAGGAGTACTCGATATAACTCAAGATGCGCCTACAGTAATCTCTAACGTAACAATAGCTTAATTATGATAAAATATTTCAACCTTCCAGTAACCGGATTGAAACCGGTTTTAGTAAACGCAAGCGAGGCTTTGTTTATTAATCAAACATCAACTACAGAAACTCTTATAAATTATAACGGAACTTCTGCAAGTACAGATAGTATAAAGTTGACTCACGCTGCGGATTCAACCGAAGTGGCGATGCAGAATTTTTTAATAGAAGAATTGCAAAATATGCTCTCATCCTCTTATACTAATGTAGCTCCTCTTTTGGCTCCCCCAATGGCTGTGGGCATTATTGAACTAGCTTAATATTGGCGAATAACTTAATTATCTAAAGAGAGGTCAAAATAATTGACCTCTTTTTTTTTGCTTATCTTTGTACAAAATAAGTAGTAATGATAAACTCTGTACGTAATACAGTTTTAGCGATTATAAACAAAAATAACTACGGCTATATATCCCCTTCAGATTTTAACCTGTTTGCAAAGCAAGCTCAGTTAGATTTGTTTGATGAATATTTTGTTCAATATAATCAGCAAATAAACGAAGAAAATTCTAGGGTATCTGGAACAGGATATGCAGACATTAAGAAAGGATACGAGGAAGTTATTGATTACTTTTCTAAGTTTGCCACACTAACACAAAGCGCAGGAAATGTGTATACTTTGCCAAGTGACTACTATCTTTTAGATAAGGTTGTTTGTTATCCGACTGGCACAATTGCAGAGGCTGAAAAAGTTACTCAAAGTAAGATAACACTATTAAATAGTTCTATGCTTACGTCTCCTTCCCAGACATATCCAGCATACACTCAGTCAGGTAATTTTCTTAGCGTTTTTCCAGTCACAATTAATCAAGCTGGAGACGTGGCGTCTCAATACATTAGATACCCTTTAGATCCTAAGTGGACATACACAACTATATCAAGTGGCGATCCTATATTTGATCAAAGTCAAGCTGACTACCAAGACTTTGAGTTGCCTTTAGATGATCAAAATGATTTGGTATCAAAGATATTACAATACGCTGGAATATCAATTAGAGAAGCAGACGTATTTAAGTTTGGGCAAATTGAAGAACAGTCTCAAAATCAACAACAATAGCTATGGCATATATAGATCAAAAAAAGTATTATACTAATGACGCAGCTGTACCTACCGATTCAAATTGGGGTTCGTACCAGTATGTAAGTTTAGAAAATGTTGTGACTAATTTCCTGTTAATGTATGATGGAAACCACTCTTTAATAAATAACGAGAATAGATACAAGATATTGTTTCACGCAAAGCGTGGAATTCAAGAATTAAATTACGACGCATTTAAGGAAATAAAATCTTTAGAGCTCACGGTTTATGATGACCTTAAGTTTGTGCTTCCCTCTGACTACGTCAACTGGGTTAAACTGTCGCTATTTAAAGACGGTGTAGTGAGAGATCTTACTGAAAACATACAAGTTCAGTCTGCAGTGTCTTACATTCAAACAGCGAGCTCTACATTCACGTATGATGCGGATGATAACGTAAACACTACAACCTCTAGCATAGACACTAAGAGGCTAGACGGAAGTTTACAGAGTATATACTTAAATGACGTTGTTGATGAAAATATTGATCCAAACGTTAATAACTACGATTCAGATATTAACAACTCTAGAATTGGAGCTAGGTATGGTCTAAATACAGAAACAGCAAACATTAATCCTACGTTTACAATAGATAAAAAAGCTGGAGTAATAAACTTTGACTCTACCATGGCAAACCAAAGCTGCATCCTGCAATACATATCTGATGGTATGGAAAACGGAAATGATTCTTTGGTTACTGTTAATAAAATGTTCGAAGAGTATATATATGCCTACATAACATACGCTATTTTAAACAGCAAATTCGGAGTTCAAGAGTACATCATAAATAGAGCTAGAAAAAGTAAATCAGCTTTATTAAGAAATGCAAAGATTAGATTAAGCAATATTCATCCTAGCAGTCTATTAATGAGTATGCGGGGTAAGGATAAGTGGATAAAATAAAATGGCAAAAACTCAAAGAAATTTTATTAAAGGGCGCATGAATAAAAGCCTTGACGAAAGGCTTATACCTAATGGGGAATATGTAGATGCGTTAAATGTAAGACTTGGTTCTACCGAAGACTCTGAGGTGGGGTCTGTTGAAAATGCAAAGGGAAATACACAATTAACTTCTCTTTACGTAACAGACTTAGACACATCAGCAGAAACAGCCTTGAGCAATGCCGCTAGAACATTAGGAGCTTACCAAGATAGCGCCAATGAAACACTATACTGGTTTGTTCATGACCCTTCTTTTACGTTAGGGGATACGGGTAAGTGCGACATGATAGTTTCATTTAATACAAGAACATCTCAAGTGGTTTACCATATCACAAGTATAGATGATGGGACTGGCGTCAATACTACCTTAAATTTTGACCCAGCTTATTTGATAACTGGCATAAATTTAGTTGGAGACTTATTGTTTTTTACAGACAACTTGAATGCACCTAGATTTATAAATATAAATAATAACTATTCTAATCCTGTTATTAATCCCAATCCACCTGTAGAAGAACAAACTTGTTGGGTGTTTGAAGCAGGTTCATATACCTCAGGCGGCATAACTACCATAGGATTTGACAGAGGAACTCTTGTAGGATGCCCTGGTCCTCCAGGGGGGATAGGTTCAGGTGTAGCCCCTACAACGACTCAAATTCCTTTACCCGGAGCTGACTGCTATAGTGGCGCACTTCCTAATGGAACAATAATTTCTACGACAAAAGGATTTGGAATACAAGGAGTTGCTAGCGCTGCAAATTTAGCGTTAACTACTTTTTCAGTGTCTAGTGACAATTTAAACTCTTTAAGAATGCTGTATATTAATGCTACAGATCCTACTCAGAGTGCAGGTTCAAGATCATTAACAGGAACAATAACAGGGAGTAATGGAACGCAAGGAACTTTTTCAGGAAACATAACAGGAGGAAACAACTTTGGTATAATGACAGATGCTAATGGCGTTCAAGTCATGGGTGAATCCTACAGCAACGTTATGGAGTTAACGGGAATCACTTTAGTAAGCGGAGTAACTTATACTATTAAATTTTAAGAATGGCTTCATATATAGATAATTTTAGCGCAGAAAGTATTTTAGTAATAAAGAAGCCACCGGTTTCTGCACCTACAATTGTACCATTTATTACAGCTTCACAGAATGATTTTTTGGAAGAAAGATTTCTTTGTTTTGCTTATCGATATGAATACCAAAATGGAGAATTCTCTGCGGTATCTCAGTTTAGTGATCCAGCTTTTTTATCTAAGCCGTTTTTCTTTAGTTACAACAGCTATTTAAATGAGGGTATGATTAATTCTGCGAATGCAGTATCAATAACATACAATACTGGAGGACCTCTAGTAACAGGGATTGAACTCCTGTTTAAAGAGATGAATGATCCTACAATTAAAGTTATAGAGAGAATTGATAAGGCATCGTTTGGTTATGCAAATGATGATATTCAGGTGTATGTGTTTGACAATCAAAAAATATTTACTGTACTACCTGAGTATGAAATACTAAGGCTATACGATAACGTACCTAGAACAGCTAAGTCTCAGGCTTTAATGGGAAACAGGCTTATATACGGAAACTACGTAGAGGGGTATGACTTAAGAGATAGATTTAATAATCCTGTAAACTTTTCATTTGAAAGCGATCTAAAATCATCTGACGTGGGTTTAGATACAGTACCAGACTCTACAGAACAGGGGAATTACAATATTTCTGGTACTTTAATTTTTGTAGATGATTCTCGATTTGTTATAGACCTATCAGAATATAACAACGCGGAGTCTTTAATATCTGGAGCTGTTCTATCTTTTCAATTTAGATTTCAACACAACAGTTTTGTAAAATTAGGGGGCGGTAGTAATCCTACAGCCACTACTACGTCAACAGATTTGTTGTTTAGTTATGTTTTACCTCAAAACTTTGGGTCAATATATGCTTTAGCTACGAGCTCAGATTTTCAAGCAAGAGTAGGAACTTCCGCTATAATAAAAACCGTACCTAACTCGTGCGACGGAACAACGTTAACCGATCAATTTAATTGCGTTATTCCTAATTCTTTAGATGGATTTGTAAAAACAGCTAGTGGAAACAATGCACTGGATCAGCCTATTTCAGTAATCGTAGACGCTAATAACACAAGCACCATAGGCTTTCAGCTTTTAGCAATGAAATTTTTAGACCCAGCTCTCCCTGCTGAAACTTTATTTGAGTACTACACAATACTAAGTGGAAGTGCTACGTATAGAAAAATAAATAATGCATTCAGCCTTCACAGCAATAGAGGGTATGAGGTGGGTATGGTTTATATGGACGAATTTAACAGGTCTTCTACAGCCTTAGTCAGTCCATTAAACACAGTTCATATTCCTTGCGGAAACTCACCCTTTGTTAACTCTATACAGGTGACTATACCTGGGGGATCAGGCGTAGGATCTACATCTGTTGTTCCTCCTCAAATAGCTCCTTGGTGGGCAACAAGGTATAAGTTTGTAATTAAACCAAGCAAGAGTACCTACGAAACTATTTATGCAAATGAATTTTATAATGACCCTGTTGACAACTATGTTTTCTTTCTGTTAGAAGGAGAAAATGCAAACAAGGTTGAAGCAGGAGATAGATTAATTGTTAAAAGAGACTCTCAAGGACCAAGAGGAAATTGTACTTACGCTACAGTTTTAGAAAAAGAAACGCAATTAGCTGATTTTTTAACTATTGAAGATCCTTTAAACCCTGGTCAAGACCCTCAAGTTAATATACCTATTCAGTCTGGGGTTTATATGAAGATTAGCCCTAATAACTTTACAATTTCAAATAATCAAACTCCAGGTGGAGATGTTTTTCAGCCAGGCCCATTTACAACAAGAGGTAATTTAAGCGGAGGTAATCCTGACTCATTTGCACTAAACGCTTACCCTGTTAACATAACCAATCCCACAGGCAGTGGGGCTACCTCTTATGTAGATGTTACAATACCCGCAGGCAGTTCTTCTGTAATGAACTTTAGATTTGCAAGAAACAGGGCAGGAACAACCGGAAAGGCTTGCAATAGTAGGGAGTATGTTTTAGAAATAGAAAACAGAGCGCAAGCTGACTACGACAATTTTAAAGAGTATTGGGATTCACAAAACTTAGGCGATTTAGTGGATACCGGGGTATTTACATCTACAGATGCAAGCGGAGACGAACAGCAATTGCCATTTATAAACACTTATCTCTCCACTTTAATTACTCAAGCTAGAGACCCTTTAAAATCTGATTTTTCAACAATTGACAATAATAATTTTTGGCAATTTTTTAGAAACAGCGCTACTAATCAGTTGTTTTTATGTATGGTTGGAGGACCGGGATGCAGAGAGGGGTTTTTCTACAGTGGTGGTAGCAGATTTCACATAGAGGTAGATATTGTTGTAGATAGATCAGACGGAACTATTGTTTTTGAGACTATTCCTACTGAAGCCCTGCCTGATGTGTGGTATGAAAACGACTTGTCTTTTTCTATTGATGCGAACGGTCAACACACAGGTAATGTTCAAAATCAACAAATTGCTTTTCAAAACACAACTGGCACAACGCCTAAAGATGCGATAATAGATACCGGTTTCTACGACTGTATTGCTTTTGGAAATGGTGTTGAAAGTTATAAGATCAGAGACTCAATTAATGGTAAGGCTTTAACTTACGGAAACAGGGTCACAACGACTTCTGCTCAAATATTTCGAGAAGCCGACAGGTTTGCTGATTTAACTTATAGTGGAATATTTAATGATGAGTCTAATGTTAATAGATTAAATGAATTTAATTTAGGCCTGTTAAACTTTAAGCCACTTGAGGACTCTTATGGTCCTATAGAAAAGTTAGACGGTAGACGTACAGATATACTAGTATTACAAGAAGATAAAATATCTTATGTGCTAGTTGGAAAGGACCTTTTGTCTGATGCTTCTGGAGGCGGCGCATTAACCTCAGTTCCACAAGTTTTAGGAACTCAGATTGCAAGAGCTGAAGCATACGGGATTAGTAATAACCCAGAAAGCTACGCTTCTTACGGTGCAGATAAGTTTTTTACAGATTCAAAAAGAGGTGCGGTTATTCAGCTTAGGGGTAGCAGCGCTCAAAATGATCAACTTAAAGTTATATCTCAATTTGGAATGAGAGGCTGGTTTAGAGACTTCTTTATAAACACTATTGGAAATCAAAAGCTAGGAGGATTTGATCCTTATATGAATGAATTTGTATTGGCCTCTAACGGTCAAAGTTCATCTGAATTTACTAGCTGTTTAGCGTGTGGAGTTAGTGAGAACGTAACAGTAAATCCAGGTAGGCAAACCATATACTGCGTTAATGTAGGTCAAGAGATAGGATCTGTAGTTATAGACTATATTATACCAAACGCCTTAGAAGATAATATAATAACAGAGGTGAATACGCCGGCTGGGAGCTTACAGGTAATGGAGACAGAGGCTGGGGTTTCTCCAATAACCACAGAAGAAACAAACACAGGTGTTGGGTATACTATAACCGCATACTATAACGGAGTGCAATACAGCACTGGACTTGTATTTATAAGTGGAAAATTAATAATAAGTAAAAACATTGTTGATGTTTCTCAGGTAACAATAGAGGTAACAACTAGTTCAACTGTAGCTGACAGTATTCAAATAACAACTGAGTGCCCTGTGGAAAATTTAATCACCCTATACAATATAGCAATAACAAGTAACTCTGAAGCTGGAGAGTTTGTTCATAATCAATATACTTGGACCGACGGATCGTTTACCTCCCCTCTTCATTCAAATTTAGTTTCTTTTACAACTAGCGCTAACAATCCTATAGTTTCTCAATACCAAATAGTAACAGGATCTTTAGGGGCGGGAGTTATACCAAATGAGGGTGCTATTGTTAGTATTATAAGCAATAAGATTGGATCTGACAATTTCGTATTTAACTCTACAAGCAACAAATTTCAATACTTAAGAAGCTCTACGGTTTATGCTAATAATGCTACAGACATACTAGCATTAATATCTGCGGCAAGCACAGCTTCTCCTATAATAAACAATTCTAATAATACTAATCAATTCTACGCAGACTTTGTAATGCCCACTGGCACTATCGCTGAAAACAATTTGTATTTAATATGGGACTACAGACAGTCAACTGCTGAGGATTTAAATAGAGATACAACGGCCTCTTTAGCGTGCGCAGGTAGTGCAGCTCCTGTAGCTCCTTGCAATACTCAAGTAGCATTTTCTGGAGGCGAGTCTTTTCCTAGTGAATACAACCTAACCTTAGGGTCTACAACAGGGGTGGTAACATTAACATTTGATGCGCAGAATTTGCCAGAGAAATTTATTATAGAATTTGATGGAGCAGAGGTTTTAAATACAGGGTACAGAGGAAGCACAGCTTTTCAAGGAGATTTAAACAGCGCTCTTGCACTTAAAGGGTTGCCTCCAGAGACTATAACAGCACCTGGTAATGGAACTGCATCATTCACTAAATCCACAACAACAGCAACGGCAACTTTAAAAGTGTTCGGTCCCCTACCAAATACGTTATGGACAGCTACATTATCGTGCCCCGTTTAAAACAAAGATTATGGCAGTAAGTACTTATTATTTTGACACACCAACTTTTGCATCTGCAACGTCTATATATTCAGATGCAAGTCTAACAACGTTTGCTCCTGATGATTTTTATTCAGATAACATAATTGTTCGTCAACAAGTCAATGGAGTTTTACTTCCGGGGGTTGCTTGTGGTGGAGCTACTCCTACGCTACCTACATTGTTTTTTGCATCTT